ACCTATACTTTGAGTATTAGCAGCGATCATTTCCCTGAGGGCAGCATCATCAAACCCCGGAGCGTTACTTATATTTTGAGTATTAGCAGCGATCATTTCCCTGAGGGCAGCATCATCAAACCCCGGCTGATTCCTCATTGCATCTATTTGACTTTGTAAACCTGAAGCATCAAACCCCGGCTGATTCCTCATTGCATCTATTTGACTTTGTAAGTCAGACGCATCAAACCCCGGCTGATTTCTCATTGCATCTATCTGACTTTGTAAGTCAGATGCATCAAAGCCGGGAGTTTCCCTTGTTTCTAATGCTGATAGTCTCTCTTGTAGACCTGAAGCATCAAATCCGGGCTGATTTCTAAGAGCATTTATTTGCCCTTGGATATCTGAAGCATCAAATCCGGGCTGATTTCTAAGAGCATCTATTTGCCCTTGGATATCTGAAGCATCAAATGAAGGTATTTGCCCAAATTGTTCTGTATTAGCCGCAATCATCTCTCTAAGAGCGGAGTCATCAAATCCGGGTATCTCTCTATTCTCCATGGCAGATAATCTTTCTTGTAAACCTGAAGCATCAAACCCCGGCTGATTTCTCATTGCATCTATCTGACTTTGTAAACCTGAAGCATCAAATCCGGGTTGATTTCTCATTGCATCTATCTGACTTTGTAAACCTGAAGCATCAAATCCGGGGATGTTTCTGTTCTCTACAGCAGATAATCTTTCTTGTAAACCTGAAGCATCAAATCCGGGTTGATTTCTAAGAGCATTTATTTGCTCTTGTAGACCTGAAGCATCAAATCCGGGTTGATTTCTCATTGCATCTATCTGACTTTGTAAGTCAGACGCATCAAAGCCGGGGATGTTTCTGTTCTCTACAGCAGATAATCTTTCTTGCAATCCAGATGCATCAAAGCTGGGCATATTAGAAAGAATATCTGACTTAAAAGATTCTGGATCAAACGAGGGAGTACTGGCTAATTCTCTATTAGCATCTATTTGATCTTGAAGGCTAGTAGGATCAAAGCTTGGGATATTTAAAGCATCACGCAAGGTGGCAATATTAGCGGCCCCTGCTTCGGTGTTAAGCAAATCTGCAAGATTAAAATTAGGGTCAATGGGGTTATAATTGAAAGGGTGGTTGTCATAGGGTGGGTACCCATTCGGCGGATGGTCAGGAGTGACAATAGGTGGTTGATTGGCCGAGTCTGGATTGGCGGGAGTCCTAAAGTAATTAATTTCAGGGCTAAATCCGGGCCTGTACCCAACCAATTCTTCAGGGGATATAACTTCTGTCCCTCTAAGCGCGCCTTGGCGAGGGGCGGCCCCGGCCTTGTACAGCCCTGTATCCTCCAACCAAGGTGGGATAGAGCCACCAAAGTTACTAGTAGGATCAAAGCTTGGCATATTTAAAGCATCACCATTAGTCATTGCTTTTTGCATAACAACACCGCCGCCAGCGAGGCGCTGTAATCCTTTAATATTATCCATGTAATTGTTAGGATCTATAGATGTGATTCCCCCTGCCGCAGCATATTGAGAGTCACGCGCTACTTTATACCCCGGATAATCCTGGTCTAATTGATCGTAAGCATCCTCCATGATTGCCGCATTCCTTCGGTAATCTTCTTCCCTCTTTCTCTTGAACCTGCGGTTCCTCTCTTCAGCTTCCTCTACAGCTTGCATTTGCGCTCTTTGGCCTTCGCCAATTGCTATTGGTGTAAGAACTCCGGGCTCTAGAAGTTTTTTCCCAAAAGCTCCGGGCTGTTTGAATGGGGCAAGGATCTTATCTCCTGCAGTTTGGGAGCCCCTTAAAGAACTTAATTGTTCTGATAGGTTTGCTACCTTTGCATTTGCTGTATTCCTAACCCCTTCTGCATCAAGCAGCTTTTGCATTGGATCTGCCATAGCTATTTGAGATGGGTTTAAAGCTGGATTCATTGCAGCTCCAGTCAAAGGATCTGTCACTGCTGCTGGAGAAAACCCTTGGTTTACCAACTCTCCGGTCAAAGGGTTTGTTGCCGGTGCTGCCCCCATTTCTATTGCTTTAGCTATTGGATCTGCAGTTTCTGCTGCTGTTAATGCTAAGTTTTTCCCAGCCTCTGAAGCAACCGTTGACGCATCCCCCAAGGCCGCTGCAGTTTCACCTATCTGAGGATTTAATGCAGCTCCAGCAGCTTCTACAGCTTTACCCAAGCCAAAACCAGTAATGCCAGACATAATGCCTTTTTCAAGATCTCCGGTTACAGCCGTTGTTGCCAGCCCTGAACCGATAGCTCCAGACAAGGCAGCGTTGCCAGCCACGCTAGTTAACGCAGCACCAAGGCCGCTCAAGGCAGTTGATCCAAGGGCAGATCCAAGACCCCCAAGTATGGTGCTACCAAACATACTACCAAGCAAAGGTGCTAGAAAAGGCAAGAACGCTTCAGGCTGACCAGTAATGGGGTTGGTTGTCAGTTTTCCTGTAGGAGAAAGGGCAGCAATTCCCTGAACTTCATGGGGATTCATATGGACAAGCATGCTGTCGCCATACCGTCCATGTTGAGCCATGCTATTGGCTATGCCCCGCATAGGGGGATTATTAGAATACATTAACTTGTCTCCACTCCAAATAGATTGAATGATAAGTTTGTAGTGCTTGCATAGACTTTTATAACATCTGTTTGAGCGAAACACATACCTATTACCACCGTAATGGTTTCATTCCCAGAAATTGCCTTATCATAAAATAAATACTGCTTATCATCTGCCGAGGCTCCCGCAACATGAAAGCTCACCCGAAATGTCGCAGCTGAACCATCTCTATTGCATACAACCAAAGAACTAACTGTTGTCTGTGTTAAGTTCGGGGCCGTATAAAGGGTTGTTACTGTTGTCGCTGCCGGAGCTAACTGTCCTAAACTTTTTATAACATCGGTCATGAAGCCCCCATGAGGAGAAACTGAAACCTCCTCACTGCAAGAGAGCCGGTTTTGTCTCCTTGGGTCTTTGCCAGCTCAACATCGTTTTCAAGAGTTTGGAAGGTAAGCTCTATCGTTCTTCTTGTGATTGCCTCGTTCTCAAAGTCATACTCTGGGCGAGATGCCGGTAAAGGGTTGTCTCTTCTGGAAGCCATTACCGCCTCCCGTCCTGACGCATATCAAACCTAAGCCCCCCGAGCCTCCAGCCATAGCCAGTCCCGCTACTCTCTACCCTGACAACAGAGTGCCTTGTTCTATTCCGCACATAAGACTGGGTTGTACTCGGAGTTACTGTTGACGTTGAAAGGACAGCTGCCGTTTCTAAAGGGAAATTGCTGCCTTTAACGATGATGTCAGTTGAGGCATCCGATTGATTCCCGCTAAAAGAAAAATCCGGGATAATCCTCTTCATAAACATAAAGTATTCACCTTCTCCAATCTCAAGGTCGCCAGACTCAATATAGGCGGTCATTGGAGACTCATCCGCGTCATAACCAACTTCCTGCTCATATAAATAATTGTTACCCCCGTCTATAGCAGAACAGGCCAGAGGGTATTGCCGTGTACTTCCACCAACCCAAGCGCCTCTAGCCATCGTTCCTACAGCCCAAAGACCTTCTTCATAGTTATAAGAGACATAATTGGTTACCTCGGTGTCAGCGGAACCTATAGGATAAAACCAAATTACCTCATTGTAATCATTATTCTCAGCAGCAAAAACCTTAAACGACTGGTCTTTGTTTAAGTTGGAAAAAACATAATCCTTTACGGTGCAAGCCAGTGGCTGAACTGCCCCGTTATACATATAAAAATTACCCCTATCCATGAAGTAAACAACGCCTCTGGCATTAACTGCTGCATTAGGCGATATCATTGATATGTCAGTACTTAACCGAGAAAACTGGAAAGTAAATGGAGCGCCAATAAACCTCATGGAATGCAGGCTGGCATCCGTCCAAATAAGAATTTCTTGTCTTGTCTGGATGGCCCCTATGACCTCAGAGCCAGAATTAATACGAACACCGCCAGCAGTATTAATAGCTGTTGGAGTCCAGTCTGCCGCATTTTCCTGATCGGAGAATCTAACGAAAAGCGGGTCTATATCAGAAGAACCAATCGGGTTTGTCCCAAAAGCAATAACATGCTGGTCTGTATCGGAAACCATAACCTGCAATGCAATAGTTGGTGGATTAGATGCAGACCCTAACGATGTTAACGGAATACCTCTTGTCCCGGTTCCGCTTGATTCATCCCAATAATAAACGCCGCCGCCTCTAATATTGAAGATTAAATCTTCACCAAAATTATCTTGGCTATACAGCCTTAATTGCCCAGAAGAAGCCACAGAGCTTGCGCTGCCCCATGTGCTGTCTCCCCACGAACCAGCCCCCCAGCCAGTACCACTGACAAACGTATTAAGCCCCGTGTTTATTTGGTAAACACCCACGGTATTGGAGCCCCCATCCCCGGAATCGCTAGAATTGGCCGTTACCGCGTCGCCATCAGTATCTTTAGCTGTAATGGTATAGGTGTTAACCGTTGGGACAGAGGCTATCTGGTATTCTTGATTTAATACCGTTCCGGTTATAGTGCCGCCAAGAGTCGTTGCGGCAGAAAATGTAACAAAATCATTTACAACGGCTCCATGCGCTGTATCTGTAACTGCTAAGGTAGAAGACCCATTTGTTGCGGCAAAAGTAACATCTCCAGCAGATGTTGTTGACCTGACAGGAGTTACATCATTAAAGGAACTTCCTTCGGCAATATAAAATTTAAGATTAGTTCCTAGCCCTATATATTTTATTGACTCCAGAGATGCCCAATCATAAATAGACCGACAAATGCCTAAAAAATACTCTATTGTATATTTCCGCCAGCCACCTATCTTTTCTGGACGCCCCTTTCTAAACCTTATCTTATCCGAGTCAAACCACCCAGCGTCAGCCGTGTATTCGGTTCCTTCTTTATTAACACCCGGAGCAAATTGAATTTTAGATAATGGCACACTACTGCCAGTTATGTCTGAGGGAGTATTCACGCGGGCCAGCCAACATTGGGACAATCCCTTGAGATTGTGCCTGACGGGGAGAAGGCTGCCCCATCACTGCTTGGCGCATGTTTCCTGACCCAAAAGGACTACTGCCTGCGCCTATCTGTTGGAGAGGAGAACCTCTCCTCTCGTACTTCAAGGGCTGGCTCATCATAGCCTGCGCTGCCGCGAATGCTGGGGAAGCCTGATAAGCAGCTTTTGCCTCTTGCTGTCGAGCGATTTCCTGCGGTGAGCGCCGGTGACCGATCAAGGCCGCTTCTTGCTGTCGAGCGATTTCCTGCGGTGAGAGCTGGTGACCGAGAGACCTCTGATCCTGCCCCCTCAGATCAGCTGGTCGTTCTGCATTAGGTGAGACCGGATATACTGGGGGGCCTATCATTTCGCCGGTGGTATCTATGTTAAAGTAGTAATCATCCTCTGCCCCGTCATTTACCTGCTCATATAAATAATTTTTTAAATTATTTCTTGCGAGTAGCTGCGCGTTGTCAAAACCAGCAGCATCCTCTTTAGTCATAAATTCCCCACCTCGTTGCTTCTGTTGAGCACGTTCCTGCGGTGTCTGAGGATGTATTATATTTGGGTCTCCACCGAAACGATTAGTCAGTGCAGCAGGGATTTGACTGTGAATTCTTGCGCTTTCAGCATCTCGTTCTGCATAGGCTTCTCGTTCTGCATAGGCTTTTTGTCGCGCTATCCTGTCTTCCTTAATAGGATCAGTCCAGTGCATTATATCCATAGTCTGATCGTGTGGAGCGACAGGCTTATCACTAAACCTTGGATCTGGAGCTGGTGAACCGACAATACTCCCTCTTTGTGCAGGAAGTGGAGGCGAATGAATGATTGAGTTAGGCGTTGCCGTTATTGGCAGCCACTGACCACCTCGTACCCCACCGGGAAACTGCCCACCACCGGGGAGCTGACCACCTCCGGGGAGTTGACCTCCGAAAACACCTTTTCCTCCCCCAGATAATCCCCCCCCACCGGGGAGCTGATTTCCGGGGGGCTGACCACCACTGGGGCCACGACCGCCTTTGCCGCCTTTGCCGCCTACGCCGCCTCCGCCATCATAGGGTGGTGGCTGATCAGGCGACCATGTAGTGTATGGTGGCTGATTAAGTGGTGGCTGATCAGGCGACCATGTAGTGTATGGTGGCTGATTAAGCGGTGGCTGATCAGGTGGTGGCTGATTAAGTGGTG